AAGCGCTGTTCTTCTACTGCCTGTCCGACGATCTCGACGACCCAACATGGGAGGACGTCGCCGAGAGAATGCACGAGGACAGTCCGCAGGCGTTGAGAATAGCGGTCGAACGACACCTTGAAAAATTTTTTAAAAATGTTCGCATATGTTCGTGAATGTGCTTGCATGTTCGTTTTTCTTATGTTATAATTAAAATGGACATATAGCGATAAGCGGTTCCATGGTTTAAATGTCCTTTCGGCATAGCGCCGCCCTTCTCGAATCGGGCGGCGCTTTTGTCATACCTTTGCGGATATTTCCACAAAATCCGACGTTTCACGATGTTCGTTAAAATCGGGATAGGGCGTGATGAACGCTCTATATGGCGCTTGTAGTTTAATGCAAAACGTTCTTTGCGCGCAAAAGAAAGTTGCAAGGTCATAACTTGCCGGCGTCAAATCTATGGATTCCATTGTGGCTCTGGGGTGTATCTGCCTAAAGAATCACCCAACATGGCAAGAGCTGGTGCGGCTTTTTCGGAGAGCCGATGGGTTCGATTCCCGCCCCTGCCCTAATTGTGGAGGATAGCATGAGCAAAACGAAAGAGTATCAACGTAAATATTACCTAAAACGTAAAGCAAGCAAAAGCGGTTCTTCTTTGGGTGATAATGCGCAAACAACTCAACTACTCCGTAAACTTGACGGGCAGAGGGGCATGATCGCTATTAACGCTGACGGCGCGGTTGTTTATGCTTCAAACAAAACTGATAAAAACGGCTCGTTAAAAATAGCGGCTGGAACATGGAAAAACTCAGAAACCCTTATTTTTACAACAGGAAAGAGAGACCCCAAAGGCGCAGTTGTTCCAAGTTCTAAGTACGTAGAAACTTTCGCTGATTCAAGTGCAACAAAAATGATTGTAAGAAGCAGTACCGATTACACAATTGAGAAAGCCAAAGGTTTTGATAGTGCAGGATTTAAAAAAGAATCTTCAAAAGTTCATGTTTCTGCAAAAAAAGACTTGCAAAGAAAAGCAAACATTATCAATAAAGCGTACAAAGAACAAAAAATGACAAGTGACGAAGTTGTTACAGCACGAAAAAGAGCAAATAAAGAATATACAGATGCGATAAATAATTTTTATAAAGATAAAAAAGCACAAAAGAGATACGGATTTAAATTGACACATTCATAAATGACATGAACATTATCACACTACCTATCACGGCATTAAAGCCGTATAAAAACAACCCGAAAAAGCATTCTCCGCGGCAGATAGAGCAGCTTATGCGGTCTATCGAGCTTACAAAGGGTCTTACGCAGCCGATAGTGATAGACAGCAACAATGTCATTGTATGCGGTCACGGGCGCTATATGGCGGCTCAGAAACTGGGGTATACCGAGATACCTTGCGTTCTTGTGGACAACCTCACAGACGACGAAATAAAGGCGTATAGGCTCATTGACAACCGCATTGCAAGCGGTGAATATGACCTACAAACCGAGATAGCCGAATTACAAGACATTGAAATTGACATGAGCAATTTCGGCTTTGACGTTCCTGCTCTGGAAATCGAGTTGGAAGATAAAGAGATTCGGCACGAAGAAAACAAGCAGACTGCTGTTGACAGGTTCACGAACATTCTCAACCAGAGCAAGGCGGAGTATGAGGGCGTGGGCGAGTACGGCATACCCGACCTTGACCCCGTATATGAAACACCAAAGGTCAAAAAGTGGATCGACTTTGACTACGTTCTGCGAGAGAAAGAACCCGAAAACAAGGGCGTGCATTTCTTCATTCACGATTACAAGTTCGAGCGGATATGGACACAGCCCGAACAGTATATTGACAAACTGAAACGCTTTGCAGTAGTCGCAACGCCCGATTTCACGCCTTTTACGGAGTTTCCACAGGCTATGCAGATATGGCAGTATTACCGCAAGATGTGGGTCGGGAAGTTTCTGCAAGAGAACGGCGTTACAGTCATACCGACAGTTCGTGACATATGGGATATGCACGGGAATCCTCGCTCGTGGTGGTTAGATGGCACACCAACGGGCGGTATCATCATGGTATCGGATATGTGGTCTTACATACCTAGGGCACAGAGAGAGTGCGAATATACCATGCAGACGATAAAAGAACGCATACAGCCGTCAAAAGTGTATGTATACAACAGGCAGAAAGGCTCGGACTATTCAAAGTGGTTTGATAATTTCGAGTATATAAGCGCATGGTCGCAGGAGAAGTGGAATGGTTAAATCGAAGGAGTATCAAGCAGCTTATTATGCGAAGCGTAAAGCGTCGAGGAGCGGCATACCAGCGGAAATACAAGCAAAAGTGCAAAAGGTTAGAACTATGGTGAGCAAAAGTCCCGCATTTGGAAAGCTCGAAGGCGATATAAAAGTCAGCAAAGATAAAGACGGAAACTATAATCTTTCATATACACAAATAAAAACATATGGAAAGCTACGTTCCGATACGATCGGTGTAGGTGATATTCCCGAACGTCAAGAAATAACTCACACAACATATGTTATGGATAGCAAAGGCAGAAGAATAGATACCATACGAAGAACGGAAAAGAATTACAAAGATGAACCGTCAACGGCTCAGTCAAATGATTGGACGGGTGGAAATGCAAATAGAGGTGTTTCCAGAACGGCAAAACGAAGATTAAAAAATGCAATGGAGTGGGCAAAACGCACCGGCAGCAGATAATAGAGTAAAGCGGCACTAAGCCGCAGCAGCCGCAAAGAAAGGCGGTGAGAGCGGCGTGAGAAAAGGACAAGAAAACCTAATACCATTCTCGGAGCGAACCGAGGAAGAAGCAAGAGAAAACGGCAGGAAAGGCGGCAAGGCTTCGGGCGCTGCTCGCAGGCGCAAAGCAGACCTCCGCAGAATGGCTCAGGATATACTTGACGGGACGTACACCGACAAGAACGGCAAGCCTTTCACCGGTGCTGAATTGATACGAAGTGGGCTTTTAGCTAACCTCGGCAATCCAAACTCAAAGAACTGGGGGAAGGCTATGGATATATTTATTCAACTGACAGGGGCGAATATGTCCCCTGAGCAGAAAGCGAAGCTCAAAGCAGAAACCCAGCTTGCAAAGGCGAAGGCAAAGGCAGCAGACCCGAAGCAGGCAGTCAGCACTGTAAACGACAACTTCCTCGAAGCGCTGAACGCAACGGCAGAAGAAGACGATTGGAGCGATAACGACGATGGCTAAGTCAAAGGAATATCAAGCGGCATACTATGCCAAACGTAAGGCAGGCGCGGGGAAAATCAATGACCCCGAGCAAGCGATTAAAGACGCTCAAGAAAATGTGAGAAATTTGCCGCAATTTACAGATGGATCAGAAAAGCAGAAGGCATGGGCGAAGAGCATAAGGAACGGAGCTTTTGAAAGCCTTAATTCTATTGCACAAAACACTATGATTATGGGGAGAGCAGTAGGAAGTAATCAAACTTTTTATAACGATTTAACAGATGATCGCAAAGATACATTGCAGGCTGTTAAGCGCACAAGAGCGGCACTAAAATCATATTTTAACGAACAGACCAGCGCAAAATTCCTCATCGAAATGCGTGACAAAGTTGACTATGACAGTATGAAGACTTTGGTAAATCAAGTCAAAACAGCTCAAAATAATGCGAAAAGCAAAGGTAAAGAGCTGTCAAATGATTTAGTTTTACAGTTCGTTAAGCAACGTCACTTTAGCACACTTGGGAGAATAATATATTAAATCCATGCGGCACTAAGCCATACGCAAAAGGAAAGGCGAAATGATACAAGCAACAACGTTCAATTACAAGCCTTTTTCAAAAAAGCAAAAGTGCCTGCTCAACTGGTGGTGTAAGAGTTCCCCCGTAAACAACGCTGACGGCATTATAGCGGACGGGGCGATAAGGTCGGGCAAATCTATGTCAATGTCCTTATCGTTCGTTATATGGGCTATGAGCAGCTTTAAAGAGCGTAATTTTGCCATGTGCGGGAAAACGGTCGGCAGCTTTCGCCGAAACGTTGTCAGCAGCTTAAAGCCTATGCTTGCAGGGCGTGGGTATTATGTCGAGGACAAACGTTCTGACAATCTGTTGATAATCAGCGACGGTATCATTCAAAACTATTTTTACATATTTGGCGGCAGAGATGAACGGTCACAAGATTTGATTCAGGGCGTAACGCTTGCAGGCGTTTACCTTGACGAAGTGGCGCTCATGCCGCAGAGCTTTGTTAATCAGGCTACCGCACGTTGTTCTGTCGAAGGTGCTAAGATGTGGTTCAACTGCAATCCGTCTTTTCCCTCACACTGGTTCAAGACGGACTGGATAGACAGGGCAAAAGATAAAAATATCTTGTATCTCCATTTTCTCATGGACGATAATTTGAGCCTGTCGAAGAAAACCAAAGACCGATACAAGCACCAATACACAGGCGTTTTCTACGAGCGATATATCGAGGGCAAATGGACCCTCGCTGAGGGTATCATTTATCCGATGTACAAAAAAGCCATTGCAGAGCCGCCCGAGGGCTTGCCCGAGCGCTATGTGCTGAGTATCGACTACGGCACGCAAAACGCTTTTGCGGCGCTTTTATGGGGCAAATACGGCGATATATGGTACGCTGTTGATGAATATTACTATTCGGGCAGAGATACGGGAAAACAAAAGACCGATGAAGAATATGCAAGAGATTTAGACAAGTTCACAGTGAGGGTCAAAACGTCACTCCCGACTATCATTGACCCGTCAGCGGCATCGTTTATAACGCTTTTAAGGCGTAAAAAAGACAAGTACAAAGTTAAGCCTGCCGATAATGCAGTCATGGACGGCATACGCAACACGGCAACAGCGCTCGATCAGGGCTATATCAAGATATCCCCGAAGTGCGAGAATTGGGCGATAGAAGCGGGCGGCTATGTGTGGGACGATGACCCCGCAGAGGACAGACCCGTGAAGATATCAGACCATGCAATGGACAGCACACGCTATTTTGTCCAGACCATGAAAATAGGCGTAAAGAAAAATCGAAGAGGGGGGGCGAGCTGGTAAGTGCTTACATACGAAAATTTTGAGGAACGCGGAGGCGATGAATCCAAGATCGCCGATTTTATTTACTCGAAGATCGAAGAGCAAGAGAAGGACGAACGCTACAAAGAAGGTGTTGTGGCAGGCGAGTTTTATCGCGGCGGCGACCCCACAATGCAGAAGTACGAAAAAATCATATATGACGTTTTGGGAGCGCCGAGAAAAGAGATATTCTCGGCAAACAACAAGCTGACGGCGAATTTTTACAACCTGTTTATAACGCAGGAAGTGTCGTATCTACTCGGTAACGGCATCTCCTTTGACGATGAAACGATAAAAGAGCGGTTAGGTAATGATTTTGACTATGATCTGCAAGACCTCATGACATGGGCGGCAAACGACAGCGAGAGCTACGCGCTGTTGAAGTCGGACGGTATCGAAAAGCTGTGTGTCGGGTGCGATGATGAAGAACCGCATTTCATACCGATATTTTCGGCATACGACAAGACCACACCGAGGGCAGGCTTCAAGCACTGGCGGCTCGATGATAACTCGCCGCTGAATGTGGAGCTTTACACGCCGACGGGTTACAGCAAGTGGCGTGAGGTCAACGGCAAATTGCAGATAGTCGAACCCGAAAAGCCGTATGATCTCACCTATTCGCAGAACGCAGTCGGTGAGAGGTGGAACGTGCAAGACAACAGCGGTGGTGAGCTTCCAATCGTGCCGCTGATATATCCCAATCACAAGTCGGCGATACACAACAAGAAGGAAACGCTGACAGCGTACAACCTTGTTCTATCGGGACTTGTCAACAACATGACCGAGGTCAATCTGCTGTACTGGGTGATAAAAAACGCCGACGGTATGGACGATCAGGATTATGAGGACTTCATCACCAACTTGTATAAGTCGAAAGTCCTTCCGCTCCCCGACGGCG